TTAACCACGCAACTTTTTAAGCAACTGCGTGTTTTGTATGGGCGTGCCTTTATAATTCTCAATTTTATATTTGGCAGCAAGCTTTTTCCGATTAGCAAAGGAAGAATCCTGATTGATTGATTTAAGATAATCAACAATGGATCCGGTCTGCATGTTGCCTTTCGGTTTGGATGCAGTTGGCTTGTCGGTTCTTAACTTATTAAGCAACTCTAAGTTTTGCTTTTCCGTACCTTTGTAGTTTTTAATGCCGTGTTGTGCAGATAATTTGGCCCGATTGGAGAAAGAAGAATCTTGCCCAATTGATTTTAGATAGTCAACAATAGAACCATCTGTATAGGCACCTGATGGCTTGTTGGCAGGTTTATTATTAGCTGCCGGTTTTGATGCTGCTGGCTTATCAAGCGGCTTGGATGTGCCGCTTTTTAGTCCGTCTTTAAATGTCTGCCAGCCCAACAAAAGTGTGCTTGGACAATTCTTTCCAGACCAATGTTTATGTGGCACAACGCAATCAGCAGAAATGCCATGGTCTGTCATTAACTTCATAATAAGCCATTGTGCATTTTTGACAGCCTTCTGAAAATCCCCATCCACATTCTCGCAAATTTCAATGCCAATGGATTGTCGGTTCCCTGGACCACTCCCATCTCCGGCATGCCAGCCCGATTCGTTACATGGTAAATGCTGATAAATATAATGATCATCTACAGTAAAATGCCAACCTACCACACGACCACCGCCACCATTGAGCAAATAGCGCGCATGCATTTCTGCGTTTGCCCCTTTTGATTTATTGGCAGTTTGATGGACTGTAATATATTTTGGTGTCATAGAAAATCCGGGCCGCTGATTCTTTTGCCCTTTTGGGATAATGCGTTGAATGATATTCATTATTGATTCTCTCCCTTTTGGATATTAAATAAGAGCAACGCTTATGCGTCACTCTTTGTTTTGCCGCTTAAAATGCTTTGCTGCCCTCATATGATTGTCAGCGACTTGCGCCTCTTCTGTAATGCTGTTATTCTTCCACCATACCCATACAGAGACAACGACCGTCACTGTAGCAGATACCCCTTCATAGATTTGCTCATCGCTAAAGGGTAGCGGGTTCCATCCGAGCATTGTTAGCGTCTGATTGATCAGTGCAATGACCAATACGGCCAGTCTGATGATTGCTTGTTGCATTATACTTCCTCCCTTATATTGTCAATTCTTTTATGTGCCTGTTTGGTCGATTCCTCAACCCTTGTCACCCGTTCACCAAGATGCGTGATTTGCTTTTCATTTGCTTTGAGATCAATTCTGATACTATCGACACCTTGACCTATTGCGTCAAGCTTTGTCCGCACCACGGCAGACTCTGTAGCATCAGTACGGGTATCCTTGTCCCGGTTCCGGATAAAAGTTAAATAGGCGACTATAAAGCCGCCAACAGTGCAGATGATTCCGATTGTTATGTCCATGCCCCCACTCCTTTTCTGTAAAATAAAAAGAGCCCTACTCAGTAGGACTCTCACCTTTCAAATTATTAAACTGTAGACCCATTCAATGTTACGTTAATAGCATTTGCCGTCTCTTGCTGCAGGGACACCGAGTCATCCTCATTAAGCACAATGTACAGATCAAGTATCTTTGTTTCTCCAGCTGGTACTGTGTAGCCTCTCATGATGTCAATCGTATTGATAGTCATGGTAAGCTTTGCATCCTCTGCAGCAGTGTTTGTCAAAATAGCTTGTGTGATAACGGCTTGTCTACCTGCTTGTACCTTATACACTTGGATTTTATCTGTCTGTGGAACTCCCAAAAACATTCTTACTGGCCTCATATTTGTTAGTTGATTCATTGTATATTCCTCCTAAAATTTTAATTTGGTTGAATAGATGTATTGCTTTATCGAAAGACTCTAACCACCCCCTTTAGGCAAAAGAAAAAGAGCCACGCAGGACTCTTTGTTGATGGTTTATTAAATAAAAGTTGCATAAGCGGAAAATGGAGAACCGCTTGCTATTTCAGTGCTTTGTCTTGAATAAATTCTAACCTCGCCAGTCGGAAGTATATCTAACACCGCTGTATTAACACTGTTGTCTGAGGTTAATGGTAATTTTATCCGAGTCATAGGACGAAACCCTACAGGCAGCCTTGCTATTTGTAAAAGACCGTACCCTGCTATTGCTCTGTTAATTTTCACGTAATCTATAGCAATAGCGATAACTCCTCCATATCTATAATATTCCATCACCGCATTATCTAAGGCGTAAGATAGTTTTAAAGTGTTTATGCCGACATCAGATGACTCTTGCCAATATTTATCATCTGTATAATTAAACAACCTACCAGGGCTTGCACTTGGCAATATGATTGTAGGTACAGCTTTATTATTTTTAGCGTATTTAACTAAATCAGCGAAAGATGGTCCTACTGCATTATCTGTTTGACCGTTTGCATCGTAAAATTTTAAATACTTACTGTTTACAACCGATAATATAATACGATTTGTTCCTCCACGATCCGGAAAATCAGTAAAACCCCTATATATATCGCTGTTGGCAATTTCCATATTTAATGCATTGCCATTTTGCGTAACAGAATCAGCACTATTCGTGCCTGTTCTGATTGCGTAGACGTCACAGTTATCACACTTCACTTCAATATTAGACGTTCCAAACAAGGCAAAATTAGCAAGTGAATTTCTTACTTTAAGGTTAAGTTTAACGTTATTGTTTGTTATGTGCGGCAATTGAATATTAGCTAAATTGCTATCATATGGATTTGGATTAAAGGTCGTAATTGGGACTTTGGCGTCACTCACCTCTATGTCTATTTCGCCTTTTATTAAAGTGTTCGATATTTTCTGAGGTAAGTATAAAGTCTTGTGCCTAGCATCATTTTCGCTAGTGCTGTAACCGTCGATCTTTACTTTTGGTAGAGTAGCAGCATAATTGCCGTTGAATCCCCTCCACGTATATAAATATGTGGCTTGGTTATCCGGATTTTTCATGTGACAGTTGTCTATCTCTACACTAGGCAAATAAACTTTTCTGCCACAGTCATAATCAACAGAATGTATTTGGACTAAATATAACGGGTGGATAGTAGTTGTATCTTTAACGCGAATCAAACCGTCAAATTCGGCTGCATAATCTTTCCTAGTTGTGATAGCCACCGATTCATACCTGCCATCAATATAACAATTATCAATGCTTAAAATACCTCCGCCGTGAACAACAATCGACTTATATATCCGGCAATCTTTAATGTCGATATCATAAGCATTTGCATGCCCAGACACGCTTAAAATATTACTGTTCGTGACCGAAACGTCTCTAAACCAGTTACCGTTAATCCCGCTCCAACCATACAATTGATCAGCTCGATCAATTTTGATTTTGCTGGCACGAGTAAACAAAAACAAATAACCTAATCCGTTTTGACCTGTCCTTTGATCCCTACCTATAATGGGACAAATCGTGTTTGATAGTTTTATATCATGGGAATCAACGAATTCAGCTATTGTGTAAATCGGTGCAATGGCTGATAATGTATTTATTTCCTCTATAAAACCATTGTTTACTATTACGTTGTTTCTTTCTGATTTTATAAAAGAATATATTTGAGCGTTATCTAAAATTAACTTCGGCATATTAAAAGTTAGTGGTTCTTGGAACGGTTTAAACAACACCCGGAAACCCGTTGATTTAGAATAGTCTTTTGTTAAAGCATAAGCTAAGTTCCCGTCACTATTTTCGCTTATTGCATTGATTTCGCTTTTATACACATTTTGTATAACACCTGCATCATTACGCAAAAGATCAATATCAGTAGTTCTTATAATAATGCTCCCACTATTAAACGCCGATAAACTTGGGATAGTTGTTGCGCCCTTTACAAAATCAGATCGGTTCACTTGGCTTGTTATATCAACCGCGTCTTCGTCTTTTATCCTATATAAAGTGTTTGTGCGCTGATGCTCTATACTTGTGTCTACCCATGTTGTAATTACTACACTACCCGATAGGTCAACGTCTGTTTTCACTTCAACCTCGCCATTTAACACAAATTTTGCATTCCTTTGGATGACAGGATATCCGTGTTCATTGGCAAAATTGTGGGCATTTTGTATAGCGATTGTATCATCTGTAACCCCGTCAAGCTCAGCGCCAAACATTTTATAAGATACACCGAACTCGATTAAGCGCTTCTCAACATCAGTTAACCTAGGAGCATATTGAGCCTCTAAATCATTTAATCTCTTTTCGATGTTCGTATTTAAAGCTCCTTGATCAAAGCTTCCATCCAACAATTGATTAGTAACCTCAATTGCTTCTTCTGATGTTTGTGTTGCTTTTTCAGTCTCCTTGTTAATCTTATCAATCCCGTCATGAATAGACCCGCGCACATCTTTTCCGTATATAGCACTTTTAATCTGATTTAATTCTCTTGTTATGTCAGCCATATCACAACCCTCCATTGTCTAATCTCTGCTTGATATTCTCAATTTCAACGTTAATATTTGTGATTTCTTCAGTGTTAGCTTGAATGTTTGCCTTATTTACCTGTATATCGTCTTTCATCTGCTGAATCTCCGCAGGAGTAACAACTCCTTGTAATTCATCAACCACTTGCTCCAACTGATCAACAGTGCCCAATATAGTATTGATTGAGTTGGTAATACTAATGAGGTCCTGATCAGTGATCTGTTCAAAGTTTTGTAGCTGCTGTTTAGTTGCTTCCAACTCGTTTTTTGTGTCGCTGAGGTTAACTGACAACGTGCCAATCTTGGAGTTTTGCCGCGATATGGTACCCTTTAGATCAGTAACCTCTTTTTGCGCTTTATTAGCCTCATATTGATATTGTGATGCTGTCGCGAATCTATCACCGATGGTCAGGTCATTATTGTCTGGATCAATGATGTCGATTGTCTTACCAATAACCCGTAAATGTTCGTTAATGCCCATTAACGGGTTGATGACAGGATAATAGTTCCCTACCTCAAAACGGTCTGTATCAAGTCCGATTAATGAGAGATCAAGGGCAGTGATTGAATATTTTACTTTTACTCGGTTGTTTTCTTTCAAAAATTGCTGACCGGTTCTTAATAGGTTTGATGGTATTGTAATATCATCCCATGCTTGGCTTTTGGTTATCACACCAAAAACAGACTTGGCTTCCGTATCCTCGATATAGTCTTTTCCGTTATTCACCGATTCAATTGTAAGTCTGGCTTCGCTAGCGTCCGTTGCATCTTCATAATCTGATTCAATGCGTTCTCCTAAAGGCACTAATCTTGTGATTACTTCATCAGGATCAGCTTCTTTAGTGATGCTTTTCAGGTTCTTTGCAAGTCTTATTTCTGTTTGTTTTGTGGTACCGATACTATCGAGATAATCAATATAACGGACACCTTTTTCCTTTCGGACCCGTAACTCTCCACCAAGACGGCTAATCAATTTATCATCGATGGTGTCGAAAGTAGATTCGTAGCCAAGATACCGATAAACGTTATCTGTGGTATTGCTGACTGTCACTTTCCCAACTCTAAAAGTCTTATCAATATCATCATTAGCAATGTCATTATTATGGTTGGCAATCATAATTTCAAAGAACCGTCGGACAGTTATGTCATGGTATTCTCCGTGACGTTGTGCGCTGTCATTTAAGTATCCTAATTCACTTTCACATACATACGCCTTAGAAAATACTCCGGAATCGCTCATGGATTCTGTGGGCATTAAAATACGCCCCTCAAACTCATATGTTCCTGTTTTCATATTGAAAACATTGATTAGAGTTTTGAGTGGACGTATTATGTTATATCCAGGGTTATTTGGCATGATTGTAAAGCTAAAACTGTCAGCAACATTGATGCCTTTGTTAATCTGTCCTTCCTGTACCTTTAAATCATTAAATGCCGGATGATGAATCACTGTTTCCTTGCTGTTATTAATAAGAGTAACTTTGTACATCAGATCAGCTCCTTTTGGAAGTGAAAGGAGATTTTTCCGTTTCCTCTTACAGTCAATTTGTTTTCTATCCCTGCTAACAAGAAATCATATGATTCCGACTCTCCAACAGGAACGTTAAACGTTTTGCCGTCTTTAATGATCTGCATTGGCGTTGTGGTTCTTATAGTCGGTTTAATTGTGTTGGCTCCTGGATTATATAGGGTAATATTTTGACTGCCTCTTATATCAAATTCAGTGATTTGGGCATAGTCAAGTAGGAAGTTAAACGGATCCCATAAATCATTGCCTTCTTCCAACTCACCAATTTTGAACGGATACGCTATGAAGTTGACTGTTAATCTGCCGTGGTACCTCAATTCGTCAAAGTCAGGGTCTTCCTCAACTTCGGCCATAAAGTAGTATCCTGGGATATAATCATCAATCAGCTTTACTTTTCTATTAGGACGCATCACCCAGTTAAGAACTTCGACTTTTTTCATTGAAAGATCGATCTTATCATAATCCTTAACGTTGAATACATATGTTAGTAAGCGTTCCTCATATTCCTGACCGCTGTATATCCCGCTGAAATCATATATTTCATTAGAGAAGGGTACGCGTTCTTTGACTTTGATTTTTGATGGATTACCTATAACTTTATCAGCGACAGTTAATCCATAGTCTCTATAGCTGTGATTGCCATCAAATGTAATTCCGAATCTAGTCAATAGCGATCCTCCTTCCATACATTCCAGTCCTCTTAGCTTGATTTCGGTCTATCCATCCACCCACCTTTTCGGGACCAAAGTAAATATCACCACTGATATTTTCAGTATTTTTCACGATGCGATTTAGGAGAGATTTAGTCTCACTGTCATCATTCTGTTGGTTTCCAGGTGGCGTTTTAAAGCTTCGTAAGGCATCAATAACTTGATTACTAGAATTTGCATAACCCATTCTTGATGTCCCTAATGCAGCCTCGGGCGATGAAGTTAGAATCATACCTTGTGACAGGTTGTCCAACGCTTTATAAACAGTCTTGGCATCTTTATCAATTCCTACCGCAATTCCTGCTGTAATCATCTTTCCGACTTCATCCCTCATCAGTTGAGATGGAGATTTGATTTTAAGAGCCTTTTTGACTTCTTTTTCAATGGTCTTGGCAAGTGCTCTGGATTCTTTAGCCAACGGCCCTTTCATAGTCTTCAAGCCTTTGATTAAGCCCTGTACAGTGTTTTTACCCAAGACCTTGCCGCTGTTCTTAAAGTTTCCAAGTTTTTTAGTTTCATCACTCAACTTAATTAAGCTTGCTCGCCAATCAGCTTTCGCTTTGATCAGTTCCTTTTTAGCAGCCGCTGTCAAAGACTTGATTCGCTTTTGCATATTCTTCTTTTCGTCAGCCATTTGCTTAGTAGCTTCATCTTTGGCTAGTTTATGTTTTTCAGACCAAGCTTTCACATAATCTTTCAACATTGATTTCGGCATGTTAGCAATAGCATTGATCTCTGCTGCAGCATCGACACCCATTTCCCTAAGTTCATTTACAAACTTTTTGGATACTCCAGCTTTTTGGATCTTTGCAATATCGGCATTAAATTGTTTGAATTGTGCGTTTTGATCTTTTAAATTTTTGAGTAGTTTGTTTGCATCAACTCTCTTGACCTTAATTTTGTCGAACAAGCCTGTTTGGTTATATAAGGACTTGGTGAGATCGGCAAGCTTATTTTTGTAATCATCCTGGGCTTTCTTGATGTCATTAGCAAGATTACTGTTAATGGACTTAACCTTTTTTAGATACGCGCTGTCAGCCTTCTTAACGCCGTCATTGATCTTTTTGATCGACTTGTTTTGTGCTTCAGCTTGTTTCATGATAGCTTGGTTCGCTCGGTACATTTCTTTTTGGAGTTTCCTGTTTTGGTCCCCTGTCAATTTATACTGATGCCGAATCTTCCTTAAACCAGCAATGTACTGTGCAGGGTTAATCTTTTTCGTATCGAATTTGACCTGGAGGTTCTTCATGGCGTTGTCAGAAGCTTTTTTAGCCGCACTTGCTGCCGCCTTCTTGGATGCTGCGGATTGCTTTGTTATTGATTGAGTAGCCTGGTAAATCTCCTTTTGGACCTTACGAGCCTGATCGCCGGTTAACTTATAAGCCTTTTGGATTTTCTTCAGTTCAGCGATATAATTAGAAGCGCCGATTTTCTTGGTTCCATACTTAAACTGCAGATTTTTAATAGCTTCATTCGCTACATTTTTCGATGCAGCAGCTACACCTTTCTTTGTGGATGCGAGACCTTTCACTACCCCTTGTCCAGCAAACTTCCCGATTTCTTTCGTAACTCGGGATGGAGAATGTATTTTTAATGCCTGTCTCATAGTGCTGGCAACTCTGTTTGCAATGCCTCTAGCTGTCGACATCACATGACCACTGCCGGCATTTAAACCGGAGTTCAAGCCAGACATTGCATGCAGACCGACTGACCTCATTTGACCAGGTAAACTGTTAAAAGGAATCGGCATTGCTCTGGCCAAGCTTCTCATGGTATTTAACTGTGCATTTCCACCTGATTTAAGCCTATTGAGCATGTCAGACATTGCTTTTTGAGCCACTTTGGGAAGTTTGTTTAGCGACTTGTCAATTTGTTTAACTGACTGATCGTATTTTTGGGACAAAGACTTCATGGCGCTCAGCTGTGCTTGCGACCCACTTTTTAGCCTGTTCGTCATATTCTGCATTGCCTTTTGAGTGACTTGCGGCAACTTAGCAAGTGTTGTCTCAATCTGTTTTACGGCATTGTCATAGCCTCTGGTTATCGTTTTAAAGCTGTTTGTGGAATTAGTCTCTACGGACTTAAACATCTTTTGAACAGCTTGCACAACTTTTGACGTGCCTTGGTTAATGCCCAGTACTAAGCCTTCCGTGATATTTGTTCCAATTTCTTTGAACACTCTCGATGGACTGTTAACACCTAATGCTTGTTTGGACGCTTTAGTCGTATCGTCGGACATCTTTTTTGATGCATTTTTTGCGTTTTCAGATCCACCTTGGATACCTTCTGCCAGTCCTTCTGGCACTGCATTTCCGATCGATTTAAAATCAGCAGCATTTATCTGTTGCTTCAATGAACTCTCGGTGTCTGTCACTAAGTGTCCTACCGCTTCCATAACACCAGATTTTTCAATGCCTAACGACGTACTCAAAGCGTCTGTTGCAACATCTCCACCTTTTGCAAAGGCATCACTGAGCTTTTGTAGCTCGCTGTCTGAAGCCTTAACCAAAGCATTAACGTGTCCAGCAGACTCAGGCCCTGCTTCCCTCAGAGTATTAAGTAACCCTTCATCAACCCCACGCTCGGCCAACTTGGCAATGTTCTCTGACCAATTTGTGATAATACGTTGGTTTTCCTCAAGGTTCTTGGTCATCTTGTTAACCGATATCTCTGACTTCTCGCTCAACCTATCAAACATATCGGTTGCTTGTGCTTTGTAGTCCTCCCAAGTGGATTTCATATTTTCCACAGTTGCTTGTTGAGATTCGGACAGTTCTTCAAATGCGATAGTTTGTGATGTCACACCTTTTTTGGTAGCCTCAGTAACCGCATTAATGGAGTTAGTTAGTTGCTCTTCCGTCTCCTTTTGCTGGACTGCCAACTGCTTATTACTTTCTCTTAAAGACTCCTCTTGTTCCCCGAGTTCTTCTAGAGCCTTCTTGTGTTCTCTCCCCTTGACGCTACCTTCTTCTAGCTTCTGATTCCATTCTTGACGTAAAAGGGCAGCGTCCTTTAGTTTTTCCTCGGTCTCCGCTTGTTCTTTTAAAATCTCCGTCAGCCTAGTTTGAGCTTCCTGGGCTTTTTCCTGTTCTCTCATCAGATCAATTCGAGACTTCAACTGTTCGGATGACATGCTTAGCTTGTTTGCTTCTTCGTCATATGTCAGGTTCAAGCCTTCCATGGATCCGTTCAATTCATCTACATAGGATCTGAGCAATTCCTTCTCTGCTGCCGTTTTCTTTTCTTTCCCTGCCAATTCGTCGATTTTCTTCGCTAATTCTTCATTAGCTTTAGCAGTTGCTTGGATTTCAGTTTGATTATCTTTGTAAGCAGTCGCTGAGTTATTAAGATCATCCTTTAAACTACCAACGGAGTTGGATAGTTCTTCTGTTTCAGCATTTAACTTTTTGGAATCCTCGCTTGCTTTGTTAAACCATTTAACCAGAGCAATTGTCCCAGCAACCAGCAAACCGATCCCGGCCACTACCCAGCCGATAGGACCCATCAAGAATTTTATTGCAGCACCTAAGGCGTTGGTTGCAGCTGTTAAAATAGCCGTTACTCCTGCAGATATTGTCATCTGCCCTGTTAGTACCCCAGTTGCGACAGATCTTGCATTTGTTAAACCTAATTCTGCTGCGGATGCCATCATTGCCGCTTTGTCAGCGACAGCTTTTTTTGCAATGGCCGCCTGCTCAGCTTGAGTTAAAATAATATTCTTTTGCTTTGCCGCATTAACTGCCGCCGTTACAGCAGCTTCGGAAACCTTACTTGCTATTTGTGCATTAGTTGCTATAGTGAGACCTTTTGTAGAACTCATTGCCAATGCAAGTGTAGCGTTCGATGCGTTGATAATCCCTGTCACCTTCGAAATTACGGCGAACGATCCATAAGCTGCAGCCAGACCTATCAAAACAGGAGACAGAGCTTGTACAACCGGAATTGTCGCTTGGACCGTTGAACCAAAAGCTTTTACAAAAGGCGTGGCACCTTCTATGCTTGCTACAATCAGTTTAAAAGATTCGTTAACGATTCCTTTTAAACTATCAATATTTTGAGCAATATCTTTTCCTGTTGCTTCTTTTGATAGTCTGTTAAACGCATCGATTATATTCGCTACCCCTCTGGATGCAGCGTTTTGCAAGTTACCGATAGACGTAGCTACTCCTAAACTGTTTTCTCTTGCCAGCTTAGCCATGGTCCCGGTCCCTGTTCCAAGTTCGATAAGTTTATCGTTAAATTGATCCAACGTGACAGTTCCATCTTGCAAAGCCTTATACAGATCATCCTTAGCGCTTTTTCCTGCGTAACCAAACCCTTCGGCAAGCTTTATAAGTCCGACGTCCATTGTTTCGGATAACGTATTCCAGGTATCCATGTTAATTTTTCCGGTTTGCAACGCCTTAATATATTGATCAGTACCACGTTTCGCTTGCTCGGCACTGGAGCCTGAACCAAGTAACGCGTTGTTCAACGCTATAGCCATATCTGTTGCCTTGTCTATATCGCTAAAAGAGGTATACATTCTTTGTGCACTTGCAGCAATATCATTAAGAGTAGTTGGTAAGCCGTCTATACCATCTCCTAGCTTTTGCACCGCACGTTCTGAATCCTCAGCAGATACACCCAACTCTTGAAGGACCTTAGGAAATGCATTAAGTGTGTCAAAACGAGCTATGGCGCTATCGAGGGACGACTTCATTACGTCAAATGCTTTTGAGGCTATTGCGACAAGGCCAAGGGATGCAACTAAACCTTTTATACCTAATGTAGCCGTTCCTGCGCCTTGCCCTATTCCTTCTGTTTCATCCTGCACTTTTCTAGCGCTCTCTGCTGCTTCTCCGGCTTTTCCTGACAAATCGCCTAAACTGTCAGAAGTTCCCTTGACACTTTTAGCTGCTTCGCTACTACCATCTGACAAGCCATCGATCGCACTATCGACACCCTTTAAATCTTTAGCAGTTTGCGATCCGGTATCACCTAGACTGTCAATGGCATCCTTGGCACCTTTTACACTCGAACTAGCTTCTGTGCTACTGTCTGACAAACCATCAAGTGCTCCGTCAGCACCTTTTAATTCCTTGCCAACTTTAGCACCGCTGTCTCCAAGACCGTCTATAGCATCCTTAGCTCCCTTGACATTGGAAGCAACGTCAGTGCTACTATCCGATAAGCCGTCTATAGCACCATCTACACCGCTCAACTCTTTACTCACCTTAGAGCCGCTATCCCCTAATCCATCGATAGCATCACCAGCACCTTTTACACTGGAACTTGCATTGGAGCTACTATCCGAAAGACCATCAACAGCACCTTCGGCGCCTTTTAATCCCTGTCCAGCTTTTGAGCCAGAATCACCTAGATTGTCGATAGCGTCTTTAGCACCTTTAACGCTCGAGCCTGCCTTCGAACTGCTGTCACTAAGGCTGTCCATGCCGCTTTCGGCTGCTTTAATACCTTTGCCAGATTTAAGGCCAGCTTCCTCTAATTTATCGAGTTCTTTAGATGCTACTGAAATTTGCTTACCATCCACTTCAATTTCAATTTTTATAGTTCCATCTGCCACTTAATCCACCTCCTCCGGTTCTTCGTCGTCAAGTGCATGTATCTTTTGCAACTTACGCATAGTCTGCTTGTATTCGGTCGATTCACCTTTAGACGGCTCCCACATGCGTATTGAGATAATTCGTTGCATTATCGTATCGGACGGCAATCCATTCAATAGCGACTGAAATTCTCGCCAATGAAGCTTCCCTTGCTGTTCATACAGATTCATTCCATATGCTTGCTGGAACGATGCAAAGATGAATTCAGCGTCTTTGTCCAAGTCAATGAATTTCTTGTTGTCGTCCTCTATAACAGGCATCGGATTGCCTTTCCTGTCATATTCAATCGGTTGTTTGCTTTCCGTGTGGATAAACGACTCATAGATGTGATTCCATAAATCGACCGTTGCCTCGTAAGATTGATCTCCTAACAGCAATTTAAGGCTTATTTCGACCTTCTCGTTATCTCTCAATAAGTCATCGTTTAGGACATCAAATACGTCCAGCACGTTGTCAAAGGCTAAATCGATTTGATATTTTTTTCCTTCGTATGAAAAAGAGGTGACTAAAGGGTCATTCAACCGCATTTTAGTCACCTACTTCTTTTTAGCTTTTTTGGATAAATACTCTTTTTTCTTTGATTCGACTTTTTTCAACCGATCTTCTTCTTGCTCCTCGATACGCTTAGTAATAGCAAAACCGATAGGATCTAATGCATTTTCCAGCGCTAAAACATCGGGGTACTTCTTATAAATCTTTTTAAAAGTGCCATCACCAAAGATAATGTCGTATTGGGCAGCTATAAACTCTTTGTTGACATCAAAGGCGGCATTTATATTTTTAATATCCTCATCCGTGAAGTCATCAAGTTCGTACTCCTCTATATCGTCTGGAAAATGTATGTGTTTCGCTTTCTCTTGGGCTTCTTTTAGCTTTTGTTGCGCTATTTCTTCAACCTTAAAAAAACGTTTCAAGTTCTCTAGTGAGCTATCGAACCACAATTCGATTGACCCAATCTTCACAGGAAAGCCTGTACGTTGTATATCAATCTTTAATCCTTGTTCCATAGTTTATCCTCCTTATAAAAAGAGACGCCCTAAGAAGGACGCCTCATGGAAAGTTATTTAAGTGTTACAGTCGCCCCATCCTTTGTGGGTGATACTGATTCAACCACTGGGGCCATTACTCCCCCGGCAGATCAGTTTCCTTTGGTAGGCTATCGAAGCGGATATTGCAGCTAAATGTTTCATAGGCACTTGCATCACCAGCACCTGCAACAATTGCAGACACCGTTGCTCTACCGACCCATTCTTTCTTGCCGTCAGCTGATACAACTTTATGCCAGATCTTACGATCATCACCCGTTTTGTACTTTAAGCCAGCGATAAATGCTTGTGCAGGATCTTCGGGATCATAAAAGCCTTCTGGTGTGTAAGCTCCTGCGACAGATACCACATCTGTTTCTGGTGTACCATCGCCATCATAAAACGCTGTATCTTCCGTTTCCTCTTGTGTATCATCGCCAATGGTTGAGATGTATTTTGCAAGCTCTAACCATTCTGTTCCTGGTTCCTCTTGCCCCGGGGTATATGCCTGTACAAAGTGTCCTCTTAATGCGTTCTTTAGTCTTGCCATTATTATTCATCCTCCTTGAATACTGTAATTTTCGCTTGTACATCCAACAAAAAAACAAACCATCCTTGATCATCCAACTGATTAATGAATGGTTTGTTAGTTATGATTAATTCTTCAAATTCAAAACTATTATCTCGGCTCTCTAACTCTGACAATGCTTCTAACTCATTTTGCACTAGCCACAATGTTTGGTGTATCTTACTTTGTACTTTCGACTTCATCGCAAACTCATAATTGAGTTGTTGGTCGCTGGTGCCATCCATGTATTTTTGCACCACTCCTGAACCAGGTAAAGGGTAAACGACAAATGATTCGGCTGTTCCTAAGTAACCCATTTTGCATTGGATCGGGAGCTCTGGTATCTCATTAACTCTTTCAGTCAATCGTTCCATAAAATCCATTACCAATCAGCTCCCTTCATAAACACTCTCTCCCATTCACTCATGTACCTTATTTTTCCTCTCAAATCCCATCTACGACTTGTTCCAGGCGTGGTGTAATTGTAAACTCGACCGCCATTTGTAAATCCATAAAACTGGGCTTTAGCATAAGGAGTGTTGTAATTTATTCCTGTACCATCAATGTCAATGGTTGCCGTCAGTCGCAAAATGCCCTCTTTCATTGGTACAAATTGATTCATATCAGCCATAGCTTGATTTGCAAAAGCGTATCTGCCACGCTTTATATTGTTCTGGCTTAACTTTTGACGTGCACCTTTCAAATTGACGTTAACATTAACCATCAGACCACTTCCAATTCATAAGAATAGATGGTGGTGCTGTACGCTTCATAGATTGGTATAATCTTGGTCACAACATGTTCTATACCATCAAACACAAGCACAGACTCCGTTTTAAACGCTGGCAAGGGCGTTGTAATGCCCTCATAACAAAAAACAACCGCGTTATATAGTAGTTGCTTTCCGGATGTTGTGGACGTGTATTCGGCACCACGGTCTATTCGGCAATGCTCGATTAAGATCGGTTCATCGTAGATAGGCTCAGAATAATTGTTCTCGCCGATCTTTTCTTTGTACTCAAATGAATCAATACAAAAATCCTTTGGTGGCTTTGGCATTACCATACACTCACCCCTGCATAAAGCAACCCTGTTCCTTCTAGATAAATAAACACATCCTCCGCCGCCAGAGGCTTACTTTCGTTGGCTCCACTAGGATTATACCGACTAGCATTCGAAACGCTTGTCCGCCCCGCAGAGAACGTCTGAGGAGCGTTGTTGATTGATTCAAAGGTTGTTGCACCTAATTCGTTGAAGTACTCTATTTGGGCACATAATGCACGTTTAAACTTATCTACTCGCCAAGGGTTGTCTTTTTCCATATCGCATCTAGCATAAAAATGACTAGTTACGTTATCCAATATGGCAGATGCTTTCGGGAGTAGTTCGTCAAACTTTTTTTCGTCAACATCTGCGCTATTCAACTCTTTGAATTCTTCATACGTTAAATAAGCCATGTTTATTCACCCTCTGGTGGTGTTTCTGGCTCGGTCAATGTTAATACATGCGTATCCTTCTTCGCACCATCAGCCGTTGTTACAGTAGTTGTATAAGTCCCTGCTGGCACATCCTCGCTCCATGAGATTAAGCCGCTGGTATTAACGGATAATCCATTTGTGGTTGGTGCAATAGCATATGATACGTTTTTATTCGTTGCATTAGTTGGCGCTACGGTAGCTGTTAACTGCCTTGTACCCGCCGTTCCTGCCTCTGCACTGGATGTTTTAGGTGATAGTGATACTCCTGTTACAGCAATCGGCAATGTTTTAAATGCAGGAATATCCACTCTAGCAGACTCCCTATCACCATCCACCCTAACTGCTTGATATTCACCTGCAGCAACATCTGTATTGGGATTAATCCCTGTGATTGTTAGAGGGCTTTCACCCTCTACGACCACATCATTGCCTTTGTAGATTTTAAACATAAAAGCCCTCCTTATTTAAGGTTAATGACTGCCCCGTCAGTCGTTGGCGTGACGTCAATATTCGGGGGATTTACTCCCCCAAGGTCACCTTGATAACAGCCTTTTTATTAGCTGGCAAAATGAATTCTCCAGCCTTACCCGCACCTTGGAAAGCTACTCCGTCGAAGTCTTCTGATTCGATAGTACGAGTCGTATTAATACCGGTAAACTGTTTACCAACACCAGTAATAGACGTGTAGGCAAGCTCGCCATCTTGGAATTTAGTTTCCGGCACCTCTTTAATCTGGAAACCTTTAAAGCTAATGATTCCATTGGCGTCAACATTAGCTCCCGAATGTTTGGCTGTTGTAGTGATCGGATGGTCGACAATTGCGTTGTATAGCTCTGGCTTCACCCATGCCATCTTATTGCCGACTGCTTCCATGTTTACATAAGCATTGGATAGGTCGTTAAACAGCTTTAATATGGCATCATTTGTGATTCCGGCTAGTTTAAATGTTTGGTCTGCAACCTGTGAAATAAACAAACCACCATGATTATCAAACAATTGAACCTTAGCTTGCGCTTGCAAGTCGGAACGGTCTGCAATCGTTGCGTCAAAGTCATTATTAACCGTATGGCGGTCAATACCTTCGTGGAATACCCATTCCCAAGTATAAGGGACATCAGTATCCGTGTAGATGATTTCCTGACGTTCGCCGAAACGAGTAGAGTTACTTGTACCTTTTCCAAAACCTACATCCGGATCCTTGTTGTACTCCGTACCAATTACGACAGGAATATCACTTGTTTTGATTGAAAAGGCCGTTTTGTTGTGCGTTACTCCGTCCAATGCTTCAATGCCACCACCGAAAAACTCACGGAAGTATGCTTGCTTTTGATATACAGCTTGCAATAACTCCTTGAATTGCTTTTGATAACTGCGAACAGCTTGGTTGTTATTTTCTCCTGCCATCTTACATTACCTCTTTCTTTTAATTGTATTTAGCCAACTTTGCGGCAAATGGGTCAGTCTCGCCATTACCTTTCCCGCCATTTGGATTGCCTGGCACAACAATCTGCGGGGAGGGATTGGGTTCCTCTTTAACCTCGAACAGATACGGATCACTTTCTTGGATGGCTTTTAGTTGGTCATCCAGTCCAAGCAGTTTGTCTCCATCAAGTTTGATAGACTCTAAATCCAATAGAGCCTTAGCGGCCTTTGGATTACGAACTTTTGCACCTGTAAGAGCATCCTTTAAAGCATAGTCAAAGGTTTTTTGTTGGAGCTGTTTCTCATAATCATTCTTGGTAGTTTCGTTTTCTTGCTGCAACTCTTGAATCTTTTGTTGAAGACCTTCTGCATCGATCTTCTTTAAGTCCTCCAACTGTCCGTCACGATCCTTCAACTGGCCCTTTAAATCCTTTAACGATGTATTAACATCATCAAACTTCTGTTTGGGAATCCATTGACCATTGGAGACAATATCAATCTTGTTATCACCTGCTTTTTCCATGACTTGGTTATACAGTTCCTCACCTAGCAATTCTTTTAAATCCATCTATTTACGCTCCTTTATTAATGTTTTTAGGCGTGTCACACCTCACGCTGAAAGGTTACGCTTAGTTTTACCCCAAGCCTTTAAAAAGGGCATAATAAATAGCCCTGTTTATGACGTCTATTGGCTAAAGACGTGTTAATCAGCCTTTGTTTCGTTCATATCTGGGTTTTCTTCTAAACATCTTGCAATCTTATTTGTTACTCTTGCAAACTCGTTAGCTAATTCTTTAGGCAAATCCCTGTAGTCAAATGTGGCTTCTTTATTGACCATACCAACCCTATAACCAATCGTTACGTTTGTACTTTCACTCATGTCATTTACAAGTTTTAAAACTCCAGACATATCACTCTTGTAAATCATCTATAGCCCACCTTTCAGTTCTTATAAGAGAAATCCTTCAACAATGTTTCTAACGGCGTATATACCTTCTCACGCTTATAGTTCCTGCTCAAATACTTGCCATTCTTACTCAAATGCTCTCTCATGGCTGCTTGCCTACGCCTAACCATCATTCTCCAATGATCGGCCTTATCGCTTCCGAGTGCTTCTGAAACCATAAGGTTCTTCTTATACTTGACTATCTCTCGTTCAATCCGGCGCTGAGTGTCCCTTGCTTTTGCAACTTCTTGATTCAATTCAGAGTCATACTGGGGTTGGTTGTTCGTGTTAACACCCGGAATAAAAGGAATATGCAAATGACGGCAGTTGACGCCTCTATGACCGCCCGCTGTACCATATTCAGCACCCCATGACGGATCATAAATAGATTTGTACTCACTGTCTGTGGGTATCTCACTAGGGAACCTTAAATCCACCACATGTCCTTGAATAGCCGAGCATTGCTTCCGGGCGCCTGCATGACTTGTGACAACCACTGTATGCACGTCGTATTCAGCCATACGATCCTTTCTGAGCTCGTTATAGGTATTGCCTAACGTAGACTTTAAAACGGTGCGCGTGTACCCTTCTAGGCTCCATGTGTGCCCACCTTTATCAATCATGGTGCTTTTAATGCCTTTCTGTGCTAACTCAGTTATTGAGCGCTCCAATGATTGCTCAAACGTATAAAGCCCTGTGTTAAACATTGCTGTCGTTCGATTAAGCGCGTCTTGATATGCCCTCTGTGCCGTTCCAACGCCATAACTTGTGGTAATAAGTGTCTGATTAACATAGTTGTCAATCTCGCTCCACACTTGATCGTGGTAGGCTTTCATGACGTTATCAAGGTTGTTAGGCATCGGCTTTGCAGGATGCGGCATCGCCTTGTCTATATCTTCCACTATTGCTTTACCAGCATCTTCAAACATTCGCTTGATTTCCGGTTCTGCAACACCTGTAACCTTTGCTAGTAACTTCGTAACTTCGCTATTGAACAAGCGTAATTCCGATAGCTTCTGTGCCTGCCATTGGGTAATGTCCTCTGATCCGTTTTTCAAGCGCTTGATGATGATACGAATGATTTCACCTTCCAAGCTGTTATATAGATCAGCCATGTTGCTGGACCATAAGTCTAATTGAGTGGGTGTAATTTTAGGTTTGACCATCTAATCACAACTTTTCATATGTTTGCTCGAATATATCTGGTTTACAAGGATAAATTTCACCTTGAATACCTTTGATGATGTAATCTCTCGGTTCGGCAACCATCAAGCCTTCCCACGTCATGATCCCCATTGATGTTTCGTCGTTTATCTGTGCAAAAACAACACTGCCCTTTTCAATTGCATCAACAATCCATTCAGGATCCTCTATTTGTTCCCTGTCACCTGTCCATTGAAAAGCATCAACAACTACTGGCTTTTTTCGATATCTAGCCATTCAATCACTCCTCATCACCAAACATTTGCCTTGCCGTCCTGTCTCTAACCTCCATCGGATCAAACGCCACCTGCTCTGCTTGTATGTCCTTTAGCCATTGCTCCGCTGTCTCTTTTGGCACCTCGAACACTCGTTGAATAACCTCAACAGTCGGGATAAATCCGAATGTCTTAGCTTGACCGTAGAACTTGAGTAGTGCAGCTCTATCCTGGAACACACCATCATCAAAATCAACGCCAATGTGTTCAAATGTCGGGATGTCTCCGCTGTATAATCCATATGCTTTTGCTAATTCCAGTACAGACACAACCAATCCCTTGATAAACTTCTCTACTTCGTTCACGTGGTCGTTTCTAGTCCGATAAGTTAAGTCGTTCTCGCTGACAACCTCAGTCGCCGTCTTCATACTTCGACCATCAAATGAGAATGTACCAACAGATAGCTTAAGCTCCATCTCAAGCCTTCTAAGTGAATGATTAATAGCTGAAATGTATTGTTCTGTCCGTATGTCCGATGTAACGTCTTTTACAAATTCCTCGTCGCTGCTCATCCGCATAGACTTATAGACATTAACGTCAGGATCAAATATCTGTCTAGGCGGCATTCCGTTTTCGTCAGGTAACAAACTCAACATGTGATCACTAACGAATACAGTGCGTTGGCCCATCTTAATTTCCCACCAGAATTGGTCATATGTGTCATTTATCTTTTTAAGAGTTGAATTAGAGTTATCAGCAATCCCCAATCCTAGCGGGCTATGAGGATTGATGTTATTAAAGCCAGAAGGCTTAACGTAGTTGAAGTTCGGTCTCGATAAACCAATAACTTCCGTCCTTTCCTCTAAATCCTCGTACAGTTCACTCAACGGCACTCGTTTGCCGATCTCCCCTTTGTTATCCGACCTATACAATTCATTGGTAATCACATATAGGTCATTTTCCCACTCATGAAATTCAAGCAACGTATAATAGATTTCCTTACCCTTTTCAATCTTCATCGTGACTGACTTCATCACGCCTTCTGATATGCCGTTGCTATTACTTCTTAACGGATAAAAAGCATTTGCAAGCGCCCACGAGAACTCAATCTCTCCACTTGCTTGGTCAACATATGGTCTGACTGTCAATCCACCAAGCGCGAACATCGGCTCTAAGTAATCAGCTAAGTTCTTTTTGAAATCATTATGCTCAAATACGTGCTGTATGAAGTCATTAGCTGATTTATAAGTGTTGCCCTTGCCTTCATCATCACCTGCATCAGACACGACAACTTCGCACTGTTCATTGAATACTAGGCCAGACAGGACATCAGCACTCAACTTCCGCATGTTGATCGTCATGTATTCACGCTTCTGCAAATGCCCATTAGAATTGACATATTCAACCTTGGGGTAATTCCCCTCGTACTGACTCAGGCTGTTCTCAATCCTTGCTAACTCATTGGGATCGATATTGATCTTAGGATGGTCATTGATTGTTTTGAGTGTTTGCCCCGACAAAGTGTAACCTCCTCTCTTAAATAGATTTTTAATGTTTTGGATGATGCCCACGCACTCACCTCCTACAATCTCAGTCTTAGATCACGAGCATTGGAAACACAAAAATATTGAAAATCATCACATGTATGGTCATCCTCCTTGACCACCTGTGGATTGTCAGTGTTCTGTGTGTTCTCTATCCACTGATACTTTTTATGTTCCTCGATAAATATGTCGTTGCTATCACAGTAGGGTAAGCCAGTTGGCAATGGATTTTCGAGATAATAAAAACGACCTTGCGCTAACAGGTCGTGAACGTAATCTACCATATCTACTTTTTTAAGCTTATTAACTGGCATCCAGTGTTGCCCATGGTCTTTGTAGTATTGATTTCGTAAAGCTCCCTCGGCACTGTCAATCGTACGCTTCATTATCCGTGCTCCCTTGTAAGGTGCTTGCGTAGAAGTAGCTTTAATGAATTGAAACACGTCCTTGGATAAATCGCTTGGAGCCTTTTTATTTACTTGCCCAGCCGGACTGTAATAGTAACCGTTCAGCCTTATGACCTTACCTTTAGCAGTCAATCCATAACACCCGCAGGACGTAGCAGAAACACTGTGACCAGTATCCATAGAATAATATAGTGCAATAACCCTATCGTCATCTGGAAGCTGCTGTAATGGCTTGAATAGGCTCATATTATATACATTCGTCCCAAGCCCTACAGGCTCACCCAGGTACAAGTATCGATAATAATCATAGTCGTTATTCTTGATACGTTCGATGTCCTGTAGCATTTGCTCAGTGACAAAGCCTAGCTCGTCATTCTTATAGCTCGAATCATGTACCAGGTAGTTATCCTCGCCAACCATACTGTCCGACCATTCATTTATCCATGAATACGGGTTACGTGGCGGGTTATACGACCAAAAGAACCGCACTATATCAGCAAGTGGATGCTTCTGCCTCATGAACGTTGTATTCGTCTGGTCAAACTCCTCTGCATCTTTAAACTCTGCGGCTTCTTCGTACCAAACACCTATAATATGTCCGATGTCATTAGATTTCAGTTTTTGAAAGTCGTCTTGACCATAAAAATAAAACGTTGATCCTGTCTCTCGATGTGTCAATCTCAAAGGCGCAACACTGTCTTTGAAATCGCCTGTTTTTCCAACAGTGAAACCAAATTTAGTTAAAGCCCACTGAACCTTTAAAAACACACTATCTCTTAATGACGACCCAACTTTTCTGATAACAACAACGTTCGCTTTTTTACCTTTTTTCAAATACCACACCATCATATATACGAGCAACAATGCAATAACGGATGATTTAAATGAGTTACGGCCGCCACGCAAGATGTTATATGGCTTTTTCGTTTTCCATACAGGCTTGAAATGCGGATTGACGTTCTGCTGAATGTCGATAGTGGGCTTACTCATCGTCATCACTCCATGCATCGACGATTGTAATTGTCGGTGGAGCGCCACCTTCATCCTCTTTGGATATCTTCTCAGTTTCAGCTTTTGTTTTAGCGATTTCTACTTTAAGTTTTTCTCTCTCAAGTTGTTCTTTATCACGGTCTGATAGCATATCGAAGTATTTGGATAATACTTCAAGTGCCTTCATCTTATCCGGAAGCTTTAGCTTAATACCGTTATCGTTGTTACTTAATTCGCTAATGATAGATGTGTCCATTTCTTCCATTGGTTTAACTTTTACAAATAGACCGTCTCCACCAATATCTACATAATCACCAATATCCGCAAATGCAATGTCGATATACTTCTGAAGCACATCACGAACATCTAATTTTAATTCGTTCGTTTGTTCTGCTTTTAAACGGTCTATTTCAGTGTTTATCTTAGGATTTCTTAGGATGCGATGACCTTCTACCATTGCTGTTGAATAGGCGCACTCATAAGCCTTCTGGTATGCCTTAGTGGCATTAAAGTACTTAATGTAGTAAATACAAAAAAGCCTTTGTTTATCAGTGAGGTTATCACCTTCAACAATAGGCTCAAATTGTTCTTTTTGTTCAGTTGCATCTTTCTGGTTAGGGGTTGCAACCTTTCCAGTTTTGGTTGCATCCTTTTTGGTTGCATCCCTCGACCATTCTTCACGGCTTTTCCTGCTTTTCAAGGTTCCGAGTTTAATACCATGCTTATCAGCCAATGCAGCTAATGTAATCTTGGTTGTTTCCCACTCTTTTCTGATTTCCTCCCAGTTAGGCATTTACATATCACCGCCACCTCCGAATTTTAGGCATAAGAAAAAGTCACACCTCATAAGATGTGACTCGTCAACTCACCAGGCCGTTTGACTACTAGTGCTTGGTCTGTTCACTTTTGCGACGGAAATAAAATTTACTTTGTTCATATCTACCCGAAATTCTGTACCTCTTTCAGTAGTGAAGAAATAAAATCCTGTTTCTGGCACTTTGTCTAAAATTTCTTTTGCACTATCAGCTTCCGCAAAATGAGTGGCCTGTTCTTTACCATCGAAATAAAATTTGATCTGAAAAACACCCAAATTTATCCCCTCCCATCGAACCTATTCGACAAAAGGAGATATTTTCCTGCACCTATTTACCTAAAAAAGAAGCCCGATTATTTTCTTCAGGCTTCTTTACTATTCTTTGCTAACGAGTTCAAATCTCATTAGCTTCTAATTATGGTCGCCCCTTCCTGCTTTAAGGCAATGAGTGGCACTCACTGACCGTCCGGGATATCCCCGAACCTACAGTAACAAGCGACAATTCCCTATTCTGCTTCCTTACCATTCACCCCTGGTAGGATCAGTGGCTTTATCAGCTTAGCCTATAGGCGAACGAGCATTTCGGGATAATATGCGGGCAAGGATTTGCACCTTGCATGACCTGAAATCAGCGAGTTTATCGCTTGGCGCCTACAGCATGTCAGATCCACCCGAATGGCGTCTACCTTTTCCGCCACCGCATAGCGCCATCCTCCCCAAAGGATGACCGACAGATACATCAACACAACCCCGATATGTTTCCGCATACCGAGGATTTATCCTTCTACCCATAGGTGGCAATCATATGACATTCGTATGACAAGAAAGTTTTCTTTTTATTTTATTCTTGGCTCTGTCGATGAATTTCTGAACAGTCGGCTTCTTGATGTTTAACTCGTCGGCGATTTCCTGCATGCTCCACCCCTGCGCCATATGCAGAAGATAGCATTGTCTTTCCCGGTGTGATAAATCAATCAGCATATTGACCAGTGCCTGTTTTTCTCTCTCGTCCAGTTCCCCTGGATCCGGTTGAATGTCAAGGCTCGGCATCAGATCCATATCAACTAATGCTGTGCGTTGATAGACCGACCTTCTGTCAATACCCCGGAGGTTCCCCGGCCTCCTGCCTGTTCGCATCCAGTCGATAGCAAATGACATGTCGTTGATCATACCGTTTACCTGGGTCTTGTCCATCTTATCAATATCGGAATCACCCAGATTATTTTTGATCCTTTGTAAATCCTTTCATTCTGTCCACCCACATATCAAAGCCTCCCTTATCTTTGTCTGTATGAACCTCTGTATTTGCGATAAACTGGTCTGTCCATCCCCATAAGGGATTTGATCTCAAACTCTGATAAATCCTCCCTGCGGCGCTTCTGTGGCTTGCTACAGCCCTCTTTGTTGTCCCGTTTCCAATCCCTCAATTGCTCCCTCAATGTCTGATTCACTTTCTCCCTCCTAAATGCAAAAAGACACCAAAAAGCTTTCGCCTTTCAGTGTCCGTCGGTTCTTCCGTAAGGACTGTTATTTATTTTTCTCCTGCTAGTTGATTTAATTCTTTAATACTTCTCATTGGCTTCATTCTTTGTGCTGTTGCCATTATTTCTAAACATTGAATAATTAGTTCAGGCTCAACACCTGTCAACAGCGTTCGTTTTACCTCCTCATGAATAGCCGGCAGTTCTGGGAAAAGTTCTTCCAACTGTTTCATCATATAACCTCCTGCCCCTCTATCCGTATTCTCTCATTCCGATCTACATCAAGGACCTGTCCATTTTTCCAAATGATGACGTCCTGCCCATGCTTCCTAGCTGTTATTTTGGTGAGCTTCCCCTTTTTCACTACATACGCTGCATCCTCTGTCAGGCTGATCACTGCCTTTGTTGTGTTGTCGTGCATGTTAGTCCTCCTGTATTCTTACTTTTACCCTGCTTACATCCGTCATCCGGACCATGTTCTCTGTTGCTTTTCCGTCGCCGATGGTGAGAACGCCTATACCTTCATCCCTTATGCATTTTTTAATAAATTCGTTTGTCTCTTTGATATCGATGATGTCATCTTCGTCGAATCGTTGGGTAATGACATCCTCTTTCCCGTTCTTATAGAGAATTTCATATATTACTTCCATCCCGTTCCCTCCTGTCATTCCTTTAGTGCTTGGCGGGCTTTTTCGCCAGTATCTTCAAGAATTTTAGATTCAACTTCTATGTCACAATCACTTACAATTGTTTCAAATTCATAATTATTTCCATCAGCATAAAACTCCAACGCTTTCCGCAACCGGGCGTTTTCTTCAACCAACACAGATTGGGCACCAAACCACTCTTTATTATCTTCAACCCTTCGTTCAGTTCCTTTTGCCACTAAGTTTTTATACATTTCTATTTCCTTCTGCTGTTCCTCCACAGTGGAAACGATCCAGTTGAAATTCTCTTTTGTCATCGTTCTGTGTCCAATTCCAAAAAGCGAATTTTCCTTTATATCTTCCAATCGTTCCTTATCCATCGACCTCTACCTCCAAATCTTCTTCCGTTTCATAACATTCCGGGCAGAACACAGCATCACAACAAGGACACCCTATAAGCCAATAATTACAATTCGGGCACTTTTCCATCGACCTCTACCTCCACTCCAACAGCTTTCAGTGCAGCTAAACAGATTGCTAGTGGTGCGGCATTTGCTATTCCTTGGTACTCTACCTCAAATGTTTCTTCTCCACATTCGGGGCATTCATCACCGAAAAAACCAATTGAAGCGACCCACATACCTGTATCATTTGTTCTCACTAAGGAAAACTCTTCATTTATCTTTTCAACCACTTCCCATGCGTCTTGGATGTTTGTGGATGGCTTCCACATATGGGCTATGGCCCAATCACCTTTTTGTCCATCATGTTCTCCAACCCAATAATCAATAAAGTTTGTTTCATCTAACCGCCACCCCATCACCTTTTCAGCGACAAGCCTATCAATCTCTCTCATTCCTCTGTCTCCTTGCTACACACTGTGCATTCATCTTTTTTATTCATCCTGTTTTCCTCCTCCACTCTGCCCCGCAAGCCTTGATTGATTTGTTGCATGGGATCACCGCCCTTTTTTTCTCCGTGCTATGCAGTAACCTGTATATACTCCAAACAAAAATCTACCCATATGTCATTTAAAGGGATTTTTAATCCGTCTTCATTTTCTATGTTTCCTTGCAAATCGACTTCATAAGGAATATCGGCTTGAAAGATTTCCCTCTCATTTGCATCAAGCATATTATTTTGTAAAAATACAACTTTCCTTTTCAAATTTATCATCCTTTCTTGGCTCACAGTCTGCAT